CTCCGGCTTGGCGCCGGAAGGAAACTTTCGTGACGAGAGTCACTAAACTTGAGACAGGGTCTCACACAAAGGAGTTAGTATGCCGTACAAATACGGATGGTCAAAAACCGTCCGCAAGTCGCGCAATGTTCCAACTGTTGACGTCTCTAGGCCTTGTAACTGGAAACAGTACAATGCCTCTGGCGTCTTACAGATTACATCCGGAGGTCCTACCCCAGTTAGGGTAAACCAAGGGATATCGGAAATTGTTTACACAACCAGGCCGAAAGGATCATCTTTGATCAAGTCGAATTGGTGTGTACATACTAACAACCGAACTCACTACACTGGTGACCCGACCAGCCCACAGATCACAATGATCTTGGTGCCTGGTTTTCCCGGGTGGTACTACCAATATTGGGGTGCCCACAGTTTTGGTGAGATCGATCATCAGCTTGCGATTACCGTTGGGAAAGCCGCCTTGGGATCTACCCTAGGCCCTGCTTTCCTAATGAACAACGCGCAAGCTTATATTAATGATGCGGCAAGCCGCATCCAATATACAGATTTGACTAACGTTAGCATCCCGAATTTCCTTGCGGATATCGACGATGTAAGAACGTTATTTCAGGCCTGGAAGAAAAGTGTGAGTTTAGCCAAGAATGTCGCTGGCGGGTACCTAAATTACAAATTCGGGTGGAAACCCACTATTGGGGATCTGACCGATGCTGTATTAGGTGTTCGCGAGTTGCAGAGGAAGCTAAAGCAATTCAAGGCTCTTTACGGTCAAGTAATACATGAACGTAAGGTGCTATTGAATTCCACCACTGAAAAATCGGGTATTGTTGACGTTGCCTCCGACAATAGATATGTCTGGAAAGCAACGCTCAAACAGAAAGTTGAGTCTTTTATCTATTATTCTCCGCAGCATATTGCTGCCCTGAATGATTTTGATGAAAAGATCCGAGGTATCATTGATACCCTCGGGTTTGAACTCAATCCACGCATCATTTGGGACGCTTTACCGTTTACTTTCGTTATTGATTGGTTCTTTAACGTTGGTAAGCAGTTGGAGCGTTTTAAAATTGATGCCTTGGAACTCCCGATACTTTATACTGATTCTTTTCTTCAGTATAAGCAAGAATTAAAAATCGAGTCGTACTTGATAAGTGATAAAAATAATAACGTATCAAGTACGACGTTTTGGCCGTCTTGGATTACTACCGAAGATTGCTTCGTTCGTTTTCCAATATTACCCGATGCCAGTGTCCTAACGGACCTTGGCTTTAGGGCACCGACCAAAAACCAGTGGACGCTATTAGCTGCACTGGGTACCGTTCTCTCCAAGCATACATAAAAGTATGCTTTCAAGAGGACCATTACGGACATACACTTCGTATGCCCATAACGTTGCGGCAACGCAATTACTAGCCTTTTGAGGCGTCCGACATGCGACTTCTTTATTCGTGATGTTGGAACTAAAGCCCCCTTATGGGGTGGAGTCACTAAATGGCCCTATCAACTTCCCAATCTCTTTCGAAGGATTCACCTACGGATGTTGACACGAATCTGACAGTTTATGTCGCTCGTGCTCAAGATTCTGGCAGATCCGAGTTCGGCGTTCAGGGAATTACTCCCCCGAACGACAAAACTCTTATCGTCTCTCACGAGACGCGAAAGAACGGTGATGTTGGACACCTGGTGAGTCTTCAGCGAACTGAGGTCGACTCACTTCTTGTCCCGGCGACGCTCAGGGTTAACCTGACAATCGTTCGGCCGACCAGCACGGCGATCACAAATGCTATCGTCCTCGAGGAAGTCTTTAAGTTAATTGACTTCTTAGTCGAGGGCGGTACAGGAGCGAACGTCACGGCTGTCTTGAACAACGAGGTTTAAATCTCGTTGTTTGGGACCGTATTAGCGTATTGGTATACCGCTTTTAGGGTGGCATTACTAACGGTTGTTGCCGGGGTCTACTTGCTAGTGGCTCTAGGAGATTGTCCATATGGGTGATCTGAAAAGCCTCTTCCTCTTATGGGAAGACCTAGCGAAGAACCATCGCTATCAGCCCTACATTTCCTCTAAGGACATTGAAGTCTTTAGATGTAGGGCCGAACATGAGGGTCTCACTTTCCTGACGAATGCCTTGCCCAGCTTGGGGAAGGCTATTGATAACTTCCTATCTACAACGATATGGAAGTGTCCCGGAGATTTTTCATCCGTGGATCAGATAATCGATTTTGGATCTCATCTTTATGATGATTTCTTTGATTGGTCATCTGAAGAGGAATCAGTTGGCTTGGAAATAGGCCGTCTGATGACTCTCGCGATTCCCAAATTTCTTGGGAATGCTATCAAGAATGCGTTGGAAGGTGATTCTCTAGCCGTAGATTGCGTAAGACAGCTGTCTTACGTTTTCTATAAACTGGAGGTTCAGCATGACGAGTCCACAGTGGACCAATTTTTGGAAAAGTTTAGACAAACTGATTCAAATCTTGGTGATTTACTCGATTTGGAAGATAATTTCACTTCTAAAATCGTGAATCACATGGCTGTATTAATCAAAAGGATCCTCATGAACGAGGATCCTCTAGATATACGGCCATGTCACGGCAGCGGTTCTACCGCATGCCACACTGAGAATTGGGAAAAGTGGCATAAGCTTCGTTATATTAAGAAGCTAGATGCTGTTTACCCATACTCGGATTACTTCTTCTTCAATTTTTCTCATCTAGCTGATGAGTTAGATAAATTGAAAGATAGTAATGAGGTGCTGGTCCCTAGGGCACGTGTTGTTTTAGTGCCTAAGGACTCTCGTGGACCGCGCATAATTTCATGTGAGCCTTGCGAGATGATGTTCATCCAGCAAGGTCTTATGAGGAGATTATATGCGATTCTTGAGAAACATCAATACACTACTGGTCAGATTAATTTTCTTGACCAATCTGTTAATCGGTCTCTTGCAAAGACTTCGTCGATAGACGGAATCTTTGCTACGATCGATCTTTCAGATGCTTCTGATAGAGTTTCATGGGAGCTAGTTAAAAGGGTCTTCCCCGATAACTGGGTCCGATGCCTCGAAGCTTGCCGCTCCGAGGAGACGATTCTACCAGATAGGAGTGTAGTTAAGCTAAACAAGTTTGCCCCCATGGGGTCCGCTTGTTGCTTCCCAGTTGAAGCGCTCGTCTTTTGGGCGTGCGCGCAGGCTGTATTATACGAACAGGTACACGGTTCTTTTGCACTTCCTAGAGATAGGAAGGAGGAGATCGTGACTAAAATACCTGTGTACGTATATGGCGACGACATAATCACTCCAGCTAATTTTGCTGCTGTGGTGATTAGAGGATTAGAATGCGTTGGCCTGTTAGCCAACGCAAACAAGTCCTTTTGGAGAGGTCCTTTTCGAGAATCGTGTGGGGGTGATTATCATAATGGTTATGATGTAACCCCTGTTCGAGTCAAAAAGTATCTTTCCAGTCAAGGTACAGGTGTTTGTACTGGTGCTGATTTAGCAAATTCTTTTATTGCTAAATTTGGGTACGAGTCTTCTCTTCCCTTAATTCAAGTAATTGAACAAGGGACTGAATACCCGTTTCCTAGGACCGAACTATCCATTCCTGGAACAATTCGGACTTCTCCTAGCGCTAGTAATGATGCTCTATTCGATCGTAGATATAACAAATATTTACAGCGAATAGAATATCGCATTTTATCTCTTACTGCCAAGGTAAAACTTAGGCAGCCCCCTAACTGGGGCGAGCTCTTTAGGAAAGAGCTACAGAGAGAAAATGAAGCCGACACCACCTCCGACGAAGAGCTTCACTCACACTGGTCGAAACCAGTTGATGCAAAGGCTCGTCCCGGATGGTACGCTGACGTCCATTCAGCTCGCCAATATTGGAGCTGGGCCTGGCTAGGTTAGCCAGGTTTGTGTGCGCCGTGCTCCCCTAGGGGGGCTCGACGTGG